CGCGTGAGTAAGTATAACATTGGGTGCAACGAAAAGTTTAAAGGATATGCTGCTTTTTCTCAGACGACTTGCTTTGCACGATCCAACAAGGGTGGTTACTTGAAGTTTAGCAGCTTACAGATCTGCGACTGAGGAAACAAAGATTATAAATAAATTTGACTTTACAAAAGGACCATGTCTTACATTATATAGAGACTTTATTTTATTTTTACTATATTTGATATATAAAATAGATATATTATGTATGAAACAAATGCATTTGAGAGTGAGATATTTGATTATTGCAGGAAGTTAAATAAAGAAATACAAGAAGCAGTGGTGTTATTAAAGACCCATGGATATGTGGTCTATGAAAAGGGTAAAAAGAAATAACAAAATTTTTAAAACGACCTCTATAATTGATAGAGCTCAGGAGCAAGTTGATGCAATGAATCTCCTGATAGCTCAGGGATACACTATCCTTGATTTAGAGGGAAATTTTTTGAACAAAGAGACACTTGATATGCCACAAGAAAGCTATCATGGGTCTAGACCTAGGTATGATTATGTTAATATATACCAGAGAAAGAAAAAGTCTCTATAAATAGACTCACCTATAAGAACTTTTTTATTTGATATATATTATTAATACATTTGAGTGTAAAGTAACAATAAATCAAATGGACATAGTTAAACCAGGAGTAGAGTATAAAGCAACCGACTTCGCAGACAACAAAAAATTTCAAACAATTAAATTTACCGAAAAGCTAGATGGAAAGTTCCAGCCAGGAACTACCAATGAAGAGATAATTAATATCTTAATAGATAGATTTTATAGTTTACAAAAGAAAAATTTTTCAGCGGAGAACCAATGTATTATACTTCTCCTTAAAAATGTAAGGCAGTTAGTTGCAAAACGTCTGTCTAGAAAAATAGAAAAAGTTATAAAGTATAATGAAAGTACAGATACCAACAAGTAGTGAAAGATTCCTTCAGGATTATTTATATACTGTAAATGGAATTTTAAAACTGACCAAGACGGAAATTAAAGTTTGTATGGAGCTCGTTAAAACAAATATAAACGATCCTTGTTCTATATCTAATAGAAAGCAAGTAGCAAAAAATTTGAAATGGGGCAGAGCTATACTTAACAACTCTATCAAAAGTTTAAAAGACAAGAAGGTCTTAGTTTATAATAAAGACAGTAAACCTAAGTACACCTTTCATCCTATAGTTTATAATTATAAAAATGCCGATTCGGTTAATTTTGAATTTATAATGCAGGATGGTGAAATACTTTATTGATGTCAGGGTTGTTGGGTTAGAAAATGTATATGCATTTATTTCTATGCAAGAAGTACAGTTTCATGCGAGAGAAGTATCTTTTGAGTATGATTTACTAATGCCGTCTGATGAGTTTGATACATATATTGTTAGATGTTGGATTAATCCAGCAGATATTGTAAATTTAGGTTTAGAAGATGGCTCGTAAAGTAGTAAATAATTATTATAAAAAAGTTAGAAAAAAAAGACCAGGTGTTCATTCTAAGAACAGGTTTACCAAACAAAAAGGAGGTAAATATTATGATGGACCTAGGTACAGAGGACAAGGAAGATAATAAACAGTATGGCAAAGAATAAATTAAAACAAGAAATATATAAAGAAATAAAGGAGGAGATGGGTGGAAACATAGAAGAGATTGAGAGTATATGTGAATCTCAGTTTCAGTTTCTAGCATATACGATGAGCAAAGGAGAGTTTGACGGTGTAAGATTATCGTACTTTGGTAGGTTCCATGTAAATCCAAATAGACTTAAAAATTTAAATCATGAGGCTTTTCAAAGAAGACAACTTCAACATAGTGATTGATCCGGAAGCTAAAATCATTCCAGAATTTAAAAAAATAATAACAAGTGACAAAGACAGAAAAAAACGTAACGCACACAGAGAACTATCCTATATTTACTTCATGTGCGACTATAGATCTCCCTACTCAATATATCCTAAAGAAGAGAGAAAACAAAGACTCATCAAAGACTTACAATTTAACGAAGACACTCCAGTCACCAAACTCGTACAGATGGGCATGGACAAGTACAATGAACTTCAGCGTACACCAACAATCACCAGCCTCAAAGCAATCAAAGAAGGACTCTTAACTTCTGCTAGAGTTATAAATGCATTACGATCACAAATAGAAAACTCTCTAGATCTTGTAGATGGAGAGGAAGATAAAGACATTGGTAACATAATGAAAGATGTTACTAAACTACTAGAGGTGTCTGAGAAATTACCTAAAGCAATAGATACAATAAATGCTTTAGAAGAAAAAGTTAAAAAAGAACAAGCTAATGAATCTAAGATTCGTGGCGGTGGAACTAAAGGAATGTTTGAAGACTAATGGCAAAAATTAAATTTAATACTAATTCTAAACTTAAATGTATCTGTGGACACAAGTTACGTATCACAGATGTAGGTGAGGATGGTATAAAGTTTGAGAAATTTTGCCCACAGTGTGGACGTACAACCCATGTAGATGATAAAGGAAACGAATCTGGATCAGAGTTTGTACCATACGGAGCTGCACATTTTATATATGATAAAGACATAACCAAAAACTTTAGCGGTACAATAGAAAGAGAAAATGATCTAAAAGGATTACAGGGTTATTGTCATCATCAATATGAAAATGGAGAAAGCTTTTATCTAGTAATATCTAGAATAAAAGAAGACGGCAGCGTAGAAACTATAAAAAAGGACTACACAAAAAAATAATGTTTGTAAATACACGGGAGTTTAGCAGAGAAGCACAAAAGTTTGTAAGATTAGGCTATTATTGCCAAGATCCACCAGGTAGTGCACCTTTTTATGAGTATTGGACAGAGCAACTTAGACGATGTAAAGAAGGATATACAGTAGGAGACACTAGAATTACAGGACATCACTACTTTTATCTAAATTTTTGCAGAATAAAACTAACAGAACAGATAGGAGAACGCAAAGCTGGACTAAAAACTGTATCATTCCCTAATTTTTGGGACGGAGACTACCATTATTTTAATGCATTAGAGGATGCTGCGTCTAAAGGACTGCATCTTATAGTAGCAAAAGCTAGACGTAAGGGATTTAGCTACAAAAATGCTGCCATATCTGCTAATTTGTACAATACAACTAAAAATTCTTACACATTGTTGTGTGCTCACGACAAAAAGTACCTATATCCTAAAGGTATTATGACAATGGTCACTGATTACATGAATTTTGTAAACGAACACACCGGATGGCAAAAAAGGAGACAAGTTGTAGACAAGATAAACCATAAGAGAGCAAGTTATTTACAGTATATCAATAAACAAGCCATAGAAAAAGGATATAAATCAGAGGTAGAAGCGATTACTTTCAAAGATAATCCAGATGCTGCAAGAGGTAAGGATGCATCACTAGTTATATTTGAAGAGTGTGGTGCATTTAATAATTTAAAAGCATCGTATTTAGCAACACGTCCCTGTGTTGAGGATGGTGGTGTAGTAACTGGACAGATTGTTTTATTTGGTACAGGTGGTGATATGGAAGGTGGTACAATTGACTTTGAGTCTATGTTTTACAATCCAGAAGCATATGATCTGTATCCTTTTGATAATGTATGGGATGAAGGAGGAGAGGGTAGTACATGTGGTTTTTTCTTTCCATCGTTTCAAAACAAAATAGGTTACATGGATGAGAATGGAAACTCTTTAGTCAAAGCTGCTAAGCAAATAGAAGAGGCTAAAAGAGAACAACTCAAAAAGGAAGCCAAAGATGCAAATACCTTAGATAAATATGTTACAGAATATCCTTGGATGCCTAGAGAGGCTTTCTTACAACAAAGAGGTAACATGTTTCCTGGAGGAGCACTAGTAGCATGGCGTAATGAATTGATGCGTACAGGATTACATACTAAAATGGCAGTAAATGGTATGTTAGTAGAGACAGATAAAGGAATAATCTTTAGACCTAGTGATAAAGTTAGACCTGTTATGAAGTTTCCACATAATAAAACTGATAATATCTCTGGATGTGTTGTAGTATATCAATCTCCTGATGGATCTGGATCAGATATACCAGATGATCTATACTTTATAGTACATGACCCGTATGCAAGTGATGGATTCGGAGCTTCATTAGGTGCAGCTTATGTTATTAAACGAATCAATCCACATTCTAAACCAGATGATATGATTGTAGCATCTTATGTAGGTAGACCAGATACTCAAGATGAATATAACTATAATTTATT